GGCGGCGCTGCCCAGTTGGAAGTCCTCAAAGTCGTCGGTCTTGCTGCACCAAACGGTGTTCGGCTGGTGGGCGGTTCCGCCAAAGCACAGGCGCTGTTCGTGGATGGCCACGGCCCGCGGGTAGCCGCGCACACCGGAGAAAGCGGCCTCGCTCCACTGGGCGGTGCCGGTAATCGTCGATCCCAGCCACTTGTCCACCGTGGCTCCGGCGCTGGTGCCGCTGGCCACGCTGTTGATCGTGACCGTCCCTCCGGAATTGAAGTCGGTTGATTCCAAAAACACGCGGGCGTTGGTGTTGCTGCTGTAGTTAAGCACTTGCAGCTTGAGGCCCACGCGCTCGGTTTCGGTGCCGGTCGCGGTGAAGTTGCGGGCGGTGGTCAGCGAGTTGAACTCGCGCACCACCTCGTAGGCGGTGAAGCCCGCCCCGCCGTCCTCGTCCATCTCCCTCTGCGGGATGCGGAGCAGGCGCACGGTGCCGATCCATGTTCCGACGGTGGTCAGTGTCCAGCCGCCTTGGATGTCGAGCGTGGCGGTCGAAGTCTTGTTGCTGTCGATGGTTTCGCTGATCGATCCGCTGCTGCGGGGCCACTGGATAGCCCATTGGCTACCGACATGGCCGCTCTGGAAGGTCGAGGCGCTGGCGGTCAGCGTGGCGGTGCCAGAGGCCGCGGAGGAAGCGATGGTTGTCGCGGTGATGTTTTGGTCAAGGAGCGGAGGATATTTCCACTTCACCGTGGCCAGCGTCCAGTTGGTGTCGGCCAAGCGGGTCAGCTTGCGCGGCGCGTGGTTGGCGTGCGCCAAGTACATGATGTCGTTGACCTGAACATACTGGATTTCGCGCAGTTCACTCTCTTGGTAGGGGCTGACGATTTCCAAAGGCGAGCCGCCGGAGAGGACCGGCCCGTTGTTGCCCCACACGCGGATGTACTGGTGGCCAAACTCCAAAACAAAGCGGGTCGTCACGGAAAAGTTGAATCCGATCAAGCGGCACTGCCGGTCGTCGTTTTTGGCGTTGCCCAGATACTCGGTTCCGGCCCGCCGGTAGACGCCGCCGTAGGGCAGGACGATCATGTTCTCCAAGGTGCGGCAACCGCTGCGGTACTTCTCGACGTCGCTGCGGGCGTCCATGTAGGGCGACAACTCCCCTGCGTTGAGCGCGGTGACGAGGAGGTTCGGCATGGCCTACTGGCTGCTCGGAAACTTGGTGAAGCGGGCGGCGACAAGGTCGCTGTTCGTCCACGGCATCTTGCGGCGCAGACGCTCCTCAAAAGCGTCGGCCATGCGGGCCTTGGGGCCGGTCAACGCCTCGTATTCTTGGAGCAGTTCTTGCGGCATGTTGCGGCTTCCGGTCAGCGGGCCTGCCAAGCGCGAGGCCAGCATGGTGGCCAGCGCGTGAACGAAAAGCGGGTGGTAAAACGATCCGTCCTCGACGCGGGCGATATACCGGATACTGGCCTCCTCGGCGTTGGTCAGAAGGTGGTCGGCCTCGACGCTGAACTCCCCCAGCCTTTCGTTGGGTTCGTAGCCGTTGAGTTGGACGACGCGCAGGCAATCGACCGGCAACTGGTAGGCGCTGGCCCACTCGCTCTGCGGGGCGGTGGCCAGTTGGTTCAACGCGGCGCGGCGCATGGCGAAGTTCCAGCGGTGGCCTTGCAGGACTTCGTCGCGGGTCTGGGCGTAGAAACGATTACAAAACTGGGCCTGCTTGCTGTCGTCGGTCAGCGCCATGATCGGGCTGATGCCCAGCTTGGCCAAAGCCAAGTTGCAGATGGAGGTTTCGTCGGCCATGAAAAGTTAAAAAGTGGCAGGCGTTTAGACGCGGCCTGCCAGCGCGTGTGAGCCGTTAGGGCATGCGGAACGCGAGCAGGAAGCTGATCTTCTTGCCTGCGGTGACCGCGTTGGTGCGGGTGATCGCCGCGATGACACGCTGGGTGTCGGCGGTGACCGCATAACGCGGGAGGACGCTGGCCCCGATGTTCGGGGTGACAGCGGCGGAACCGGCGGTCGAACTGTTCAGCGAGATGGAGGTCGCGCTGTAACGGTCGGCGTCACCGGCGTCCCCGATGGTCGGGAGCGCCACGACGGAGCCGCCCAAGGACGCCTCGTTGTTGACGCGCCACAGTTCGGGCAGCGGGATAGCGCCGACGGGGAGGACGGCAACTTCGATGTTGTCGCCGCTCGCCGCTTCGGTGCCGGTGCATGTGTAGGTCGCTTGCGCGTAGACCACATTGCCGGTGACGAGGTCACCGTCGATGCGGTTTTTGACGTTAAGCGTCAGATCGCTCGGAGCGATGTCGGTGTAGAACGTAGCCATATTATGATTCTCCTATGGTTGGTTGTTGTGGTTTAGAGAACCTCGTCGGCTGCGATTTCGACGACCTTCTTCTCTTCCATGCGGGTCGCGCCAAGGCTGGCCACGGTGCGGATTTGCAGGGCGTGGCTCTTGTCGGCGCGGATGTCCACATGCACCTTGCGACCGGCGTCGGCCAATTTGAGGCCGGAGCGGACGTAGGCGAAGCAGGTGCGGACACCAGTGCTGGAGTTGTAAGGCAGCAAGGACGACGCCACACGGCGGAACTTGAAGCCAAGGAAGGTGTCGATGTCGCCTTGGACAAGAGCCTTGACGCTGTTGAAGTCCGCGGAAGTAACTTCCGTGGTGCGAAGCAGGTCTTGGATCTGTTTGGCCGACACAACAAGGACGCGAGGATCGCTGTCGTCCACTTCCGCCTCGTTGAGGAGGTAAGCGGCTTGGCGAAGTTTCGCGATGGTGAGGCCGCTGTTGGCAGCGACTCCGGTTTCGACGTAATCGACGGCGACCTTCTGCCCAGCGGGCAAAGCGGTCGGGGTCACGCCGGTTTCGCCCGTGTAAGCGGTGCCAAGCGCGGCGTCGATGATGGTCTTGTCGCAGGTCCGCATGTAGGCCATCGCGTGATTGGCGACGGTTTCGGACTGCGGCAGGCTGACTTCGCCAAGGTACTCGGCGTCCCACTCGTCGAAGAGTGTGGCGTGTTCGTACGGGAACGGACGGAGCCAACGCTTGGCGAGGGCGACGTCTTGGATGGTGGTGTCAGCGGCGCGGCTGGTGATACGGGTCATCTCGACCGCGGCCATCTGGTTGAATGTTTTTTCTTTGCCGCGAACGGACTCCACGGACACGAACTCACGCAACTTGGAAACCTTCTGCTGAAGGAGGTGTTCCCAGTTGGAGGTGAACTCCGTCGTGAAATACTGCGGAATTTGAGCAATAGCAGACATAGTTGTTTCTCCTTTGGTTTTGACTAAACCCGCGTCATGCGGATCTCGTCGGGTTGTTGTTGGTTTCTGTCCCGCGGCGCTACCGAGTATCCGTTCCAGACGGGTCGTCGGCCTTGGGTTGCCGTCGGGCAGGCTCAACAAAGGAGGTGTCTGCCTAACTGTCGTGAGAATTACGCCGCGCCGGAAATTGGCGCAAGGGTTTAGTCAAAAATTATTGCGGCACGCCGTCTGCTGCGCTGTGGTGTGTTTGACGAAAGGAGAAACACTATGCACCGATCCCATGAACTTGGGCTGTATTACGGCCCCTACGGAGCGGTTGGCTACGTCGAGCGCGTCAGTCCGAAGTGTCCCGCGGGACGCTTCTGCCTGCGGCGTTTGGTCAGACGTTGGCTAACTTTGCTCGCCTAACAATTTATCAGCGCAGCGCCGCCCACAAAAATCCACCGTTGGCACATCCGTAAAAGAAAAAGATGACGGCCATCGCCGGATCGCCCTGTCTCCACCACCCTACCGCGGTGGCAAAATAAAGCAGGGTGCAGGCAAGGAGCGGCCAAAAGGTCATCCGATCACCCCATCGTTGTGCCGCGCCGCCCACGCGCAGACCTCTGCTGTCAAGCGACCGATCTCGTCCACCGCCTCCTCGTCGATGTCAAAGAGGCGGGCGTGGATCAGTTCATGGGCGATGAGTTCAATGCCGCGGTGGGCGATGGCTTCGGGATGGATATAAATGGTCCGGTCGTCTTTGACGCA